AAAGAGGAATGGGATTGCGGCTACCTTGGCTTTCATACTGAGCGAGGACGAGGCCCAAAGCCGCTGGGAGGGTATTGGCTACAATTAACCACCAATCGCTACCAAGGCAAGGACAATCAAGATGCCGAAACAATGGTTTATCCAAAATTTACGACTGCGGATCGGATGTATTAACTAATCACTTTTGATGCTGTCTTGTATTTGTTTTACGCTTGACTGGACTGCATCATACAAATATTTGTACTCGCTGATTGCATTAAATTGCGGGCAGTCTTTTTTAACATTTGCAAAATCCCTATGGCCGCAGATTTTTGCCGTCGGGTATATCTTAAGCCAGTTATATAACACAGCTACTAAAGCCTGTCTTTGCTGCATACTGCGGTCGTCTTTTTCTTGTCCGCCGATGTAGCTTACATGAAGCGAATTGGCGTTGTGGCCGGCTACACCGTTGGTGACCTTGTCATCGGCTGCCAGCGTAACAATAGTGCCATCGGCTTTGATGATTTTATGATACCCCACGGACTTCCATTTTAAAACTTCGGTCCAATGCCTGCGGATGCTTTCAACGGTTGTGGTCTTTGGCGTGGCCGTGCAATGCACTACCAGATGAGTTATATCTCTCATTATTCCTCCGGGTTTAATTGTGGAAAATAGGTAATGCCATGATCCTCGTCATTGGGCAGATGGCTTATATTTATTCCCTTGATTTTCGACCATTGTGCCTTGGCCGGATCGTAGCCAAGCAGGTCGCAAGCTCGGTGGTATTCAAAGAGCAAGACGGTATTGTACTGCAAATCGCTGTCTTTGATGGCAATTAATAGCCGCTCAAGGGCGTTTGTCAGGGCTTCGGGGGAGCGTTTGGAGTAATAATTCATGCCCAAAATTAGGCTTTTTATGGCTTAAAACCCTGATTTGAAAAAAAAATAAAAAAAGTTTGACGCAAGAGGTCGCAAATTAGAAAAACCGTTTTACCTTTGACCTAAAACCAACCACTAAACCACAAAACTATGTACAACTATCGTCGCACAACCTACAAATCAACTCTTACTTCCGAACAAAGGGCTGCCAAGGCAGATGCTGCTTTTGCAAAAAAAGTAGCTAAGATGGAAGCAAACCGCGCCAAAAGTCAATTCAACTACTCAACCGCCGGAGGCAGTTACATTCCAACCAAAGAGCAGTACGAAGCTGCATCTGCAATGCTTTGCAATGGCGTTTGCGAACCTAATTCTGCCAAAGCCAAATCCGCAGAAATGGTGCAAATCAGTTTTATCACCCAAACCAAAGTGCATCACGACCACATTCACATTGTAAACGAGTACCGCCGCTCGCTCTAATTTAATATTGAACTATGAACAAACTTGAACACTACCTTGACGCAGCCATGCTGCTCATCACCTATATCGGAGGCATCGGTGTCTGCCTTTGCATTCTGCGCTGGCTTATCCATTACTTAAATATTTACTAAACCCACCAAACCCACTAAACCATGCACAAATTTAAAACCACCAAAATCAAAGGAAAGGAGTATGTCGAGGTAAACCAACGGCTGCTGTTTTTCCGAACCGACCAAGCCTATGCTGGCTGGTCTATTGAGTCTGAACTAATCAACCTGCAACCAGACCATTGTTGCATGAAGGCAATTATTCGTGATCCCGATGGCCGCATTAGGGCCACAGGTCATGCACAGGAAGATCGCACCAGCACCGTTATCAACAAGACCAGCTATGTAGAGAACTGCGAAACTTCGGCGTTTGGTCGCTGCCTTGCAGCCCTCGGCATTGGCATTGAGACAAGCATTGCCTCTGCCAATGAAGTCGAGCTCGCAATGGCACAGCACGCTAATTTGGACGATTTGACTGATCGGCTTGACTTGCAGACAAATTACCTTGATCTTGACCTAAGTGTTCTCAAGGCCGACTTTGATGCCTTGGTGCAAATGCTTCCAATGTCTGAACAGTCCAAATATAAGGATTATACAAACATGACCGCAGCTCGATACATTAAGGGCATTAAGTATCTTCAGGGCGAGGTTGACAAATTTGCACAGCCATGAGCCTAATGTTACGAATGAACGCCGATGTTTTTGCCGAGCTGATGCAAAACAAAGAACAGTACCCTTCCGCAATCAGCGAATTATTTCGCAGCGTGGAGAAAGCATCCTCCGTGTACGACCTTGATTATTTGGACCTGATCCACCTTTACGCTTTTCTTCCCAATGATTACTGGGATGGGCGAATAATGTCCGTAACAAATTTATTTCAATCTAAACCAAACACAAACCAATGAACCACTTAGTAACCATTCCAAAGGTTGATATTACAAAAAGTGACATCAACGAAATTGCCGCAGGACTAATCGCCAAAATCAACGATGGCGAGGTTAATCCAGTCGCTGCTCATGTACGGCTTAAGGCTGTCATCAAAGCCCTTGATCAAGTTTTAAAAGCCACCGAGCAGACCGTGTGGGACGAAGCTGAAAAGCACGGCAAGACCTTCTCAGCCTTCGGGGCAGAGATACAACTAAAAGAGGGCGCATTGACTCCTGACTACAGCGCCGATAGCGTTTGGCAGGAATTTGAACGGCAGATTTGTAACCGTGAAGACTTGCTAAAAATAGCTTTCAAAAATGCTGGCAAGACTACTATCATTGACGAAGCTACGGGTGAAGCCGTGCCAGTCGTTCCCGCAAAAGGCGCAAAGCCATCTATTGCTGTAACATTTCGCTAAAAATGAAACAGCCACGCAAAATAAAGGGCTTGCAAAAACTTGGCAGAGTGGCAGGGCTTAAAGCGGCCCTGTTGCTCGCTGAGAAGCCTTACAAGGCCATTGAATTAGTTCAGGAACTTGGAGTACACCAAAGGATTGTATATCGCATCCTTGCCGATCTGAGGGCCACAGGCAACCTGCACTACCATCGCTGGTATTATTGGTACGACCCTAAGAAAAATAACGACCTTCAACACTTAATTCCATCTTAAAATTATGAACAACTACACACCCAAACCCAACACCTTCTCCCTGTTCTTTAATGAAAAAGGCGATAACCCAAACCGACCTGATTACAAGGGCGATGTTATTTTACCTGACGGCACTAAAATGCGAATGTCCGCATGGATGCGTGAATCTAAAGCCGGCATGAAGTACCTAAGCGGCAAGCTGGAACCCATGCAGGATCAGCGTGGCAATGCTGTTGATTTAACCCCGCAGGCAAGCGACCTGCCGTTTTAATTGTACATTTGGTAAACATTGCGTGTGTGGCAGCTATACGCAATTTGGCAAAGGTCTATTGACCCTGACCCTCAATCGAGTGACGGCTTGGCGAAGTTGCCGAACACAAACCTTTATTAGAATTACAAATGTTTAAATTTTTATTAAATATGTCAAACGAAGCACAAAACGGCAATTTTGCCAAACCGATGTTAGCACCAGTACGCGTTTTAAACCTATACGCTGGAATTGGAGGAAACCGCAAACATTGGGAAAATGTAGAAGTAACCGCAATAGAATATAATGAGGAAATTGCAAGTGTTTATAAGCAATTACACCCAAACGATAATGTTATAATTGCTGATGCACACGATTATTTGGCTAAACACTCGAGAGAGTTTGATTTTATATGGAGTTCGCCACCATGTCAAAGCCACAGCAAAGTAAGAATGATGGCGAGCAAAAGCGGAAGTTACGATGCTGTAATGCCCGATATGAGGTTGTGGGCAGAAATAATCTTTTTACAGAACTTTACAAAAAACACAGATATAAAGTTTGTAGTTGAAAATGTAAAGCCATACTACGAACCATTTGTAAAACCAACTGCAAAACTTGGAAGACATTTATTTTGGGCAAACTTTGAAATACCTGAAATTGAAATAAAAGACGGATTAACCCATAATGAAAGAGGAAGTTCTGAAAAAGGTTACTTTGATTTACGAGAATATAAAATGAAACATAGAAAAGACCAAATAATTCGTAATTGCGTTGATCCAAATGTAGGACAATATGTTCTCGGTTGCGCTGTTTCGTAGTATTGGTGCTAACGGCTGCCTTGATTGGGGGTCTTTTTTTTATGTCTATGAAACAGATACCTTGGTTTAAGTTTTGTCCGGCGAACTGGATGATGGGCCGAATATCCCGACAACCTGCCGAGGTGCAGGTGGCATTTATACGCCTCTGCTGCGTCTATTGGAACGCTGAGTGCGACATGACCGTTAACCATGCAAAGCTTGAAATCGAAGAAAGTTTTGACTATCTTTTAAAAGCACAATTAATTGAGTGCAATGAACACTCGGTCTTTATTAAATTTCTTGACCTGCAATGGGAGGAGGCCAGCCTGCACCGTTCCAAAATGAGCGAGGCAGGCCGGAGGTCAGCTGAACGCAGGTCAACTAAGATTGAACCTATGTTGAACCTACCTTCAACCAAGGTTAAACCCGTGTTCAATAGAGAAGAGAAGAGAAGAGAAGATAAAGAGAAGAATACTTGTGTGATTTTTGAGCAATTTTGGACGGCTTACCCTCGCAAAACTTCAAAGCAGTCTGCATCAAAAGCATTTGCCAAGCTCAATCACGAAAACCAGCAGAAGGCCATAAGCAACATAGCAAGGCTTTACATTGATACACCTTTGCAATTTATCCCTCACGCCGCTACCTACCTAAACCAAGCACGCTGGGAGGATCAGGTTATTCCAAGAGAACAGCCTAAGTTTACAGGTACCACAAAACCCACGACTGATGAATCCGACAACTTACCACATTACCGCTGAAAAGCGACTTTTATCTTGCCTGCTTGACCCGATGATTAACCGGGCCGTGCTTTTGCAATCCATTCCTGAACGGTTATTTACCGGAAATCAAATTTTGATTTACCGAGCCATCGTGGAACTGCACAAAGCTGAGCGAGCTGTGGACCTTGTCACTTTGCACCAGCACCTGCTGCAACAAAAGCAGCCTTGTGTTAACGACCTTGTCGGGCTGTACGATGGTCTAACATTTGGCAACGATTGGAAAACCTACGCAGCTGACCTGCACCAAGCATGGATGCAGCGTGAAGAATTAGCCATTATGGATGAACTGGCTCAGGATCGTGACATTCCTAAAGCCTTTGCACGTTATCAAGCTATGAAGGCCACCGACACAGAAACCAGCGAAATTATTGCACACGAACTTGCGAAGGAGTATTTGCTTAAAATGAACGAAGTGCGTGAAGGCAGACAAAAGGAAGCAATCTATCCATGCTTTATTTCGCCAATTGATCGGATTATGATTGGATTTAAGTCTTGCGAATTTATCCTGATTGGCGGAAGGCCAGCGATGGGCAAAACCCTGCTGGCTCTGCAAATTGCCATGAATCAAGCGATGAATGAAATCCCTGTTGTGTTTTTTACCTTGGAAATGAGTGCTGACCAACTGGTCCAGCGGATGCTGTCCAACCTTGCTAACATTGATGGTTCGGCATTTCTCAATCCAAGCGGCAGGATTACCACCGATGACTTTTTTGAACTTGGCATTAAAGCCGACTTGCTTAAAGGCAAACCGCTTTACATTGTGGACTTGCATCAGGCCAATCTCGATCGCATCGAAGGCGAAATAGCAAAGCTTAAGGCACGGTTTGGAGTGGTTGGATTTTACCTTGACTACCTGCAACTAATTGAGCCATATAAAATTGATAAGCCTAAGCCAAAGATTGAGCAGATGACCAACATCAGCAAAACATTAAAATCCATCTGCAAGCGACAAAGGGTGTTTGGTGTGGTGGTATCATCCCTAAGCCGAGCGAGCGAAGGCAGAAGCGACCACCGACCGCTGATGAGCGACCTGCGAGAAACAGGACAGCTTGAGTTTGATGCGGACAAAATTGCCTTTGTGTACCGACCAAATCAATACGACACAGAAAAGCCGCACGATCTGATGGAGGTCATCATTCGCAAAAACAGAAACGGCAGCCTTGGCATTGCTGACCTGCAATGTCAACTGCCATTTACTAAAGCTAATGGTTATCCGCAATGATAGACGAGTATAAATTGCAAGCAGCATGCGTTAAATTGTTTGCTGCGTTTAAGCCTAAGGATCATGGTAGGTTGTTTCTTAACCTTAACAACCCAAGGTCTGCATCCAATGGATTTTTCCTTAAAGGCATCGGCCTTACCGCTGGCGTTGCCGACATGACCTTACTTTCTAACAAAGGGGCAATTTTTCTTGAGTTCAAATCGCAAATCGGCAAGCAGTCGCTTACCCAAAAATGGTGGCAGTCTGTCGTTGAGGAGGCCGGGTATCGCTATGAGATTATTCGCAGCGTCGAACAATTTAAGGCCATTATTGATGAGTCCCTATAATTCGTGTATAACTTAATTAAATTAAACTAAACTAAACCATAAAACAATGAAAAAACAAATTTTAAACTTCCGACGCTGGCAAATGCACATCCGCAGGGCCTGTGTTAATTGCAGCACTCCTGACCACGCTGAAACAATTAAGTCTTGGCGTATTGATTACAAACTGCTTGGCCTTATCCTTCACGCCAAAAATTCATGAAATACGGGTCAGTTTGTTCAGGCATTGAAGCAGCTACGGTCGCTTGGCATCCGTTGGGATGGCAACCGCAATGGTTCTCGGAAATTGAAAACTTTCCAGCTGAAGTACTAAAGCAAAGATTTCCCGAAGTGCCAAATTTGGGAGATATGACTAAACTAATTTTTAATCGCAAATTTCATGAAAAATCTATTGACCTTCTGGTTGGAGGAACACCCTGTCAATCCTTCTCCATCGCAGGACTTCGCAAAGGACTTAATGACGATCGAGGTAATCTCGCACTTACATTTTTACAATTGGCTCTTGCAAAAAAGCCAAGGTGGATTGTGTGGGAAAATGTCCCCGGTCTTTTGTCGTCTAACGGAGGAAGAGATTTTGCAACCTTCCTCGGGGCGTTGGGCAAACTCGGGTATGGGTTCGCCTACCGAGTTCTTGACGCTCAATACTTTGGAGTGGCCCAAAGACGGCGTAGAGTGTTTGTTGTCGGATACCTTAGAGATTGGCGACCTGCCGCAGCGGTATTATTTGAGTCCGAAAGCCTGCAAGGGAATTTTAAATCGAGCCGAAAAAAGAGGCAAAAAAATTCCAACAATACTCAAGGAAGCGTTGAAAAGTCAAGCAAGTTAGACCAACATATTCCTGAATTGCAATACTTTGAGAATCACGCTATGGACTCAAGGATTACAGGCCCGCACAAAATTGCGTGTACCATACTTGCAAATTATAGTAAACAAATAAGCATTCCTATTATTACATTGGACAAAATGACTATCCGCAGACTGACACCGAAGGAGTGCGAGCGATTGCAAGGGTTTCCTGATGATTGGACAAAGATTTCTTATCGGAACAAACCCGCTGACCAATGCCCTGATGGACCAAGGTACAAAGCCTGCGGCAATTCAATGGCTGTGCCTGTTATGCAATGGATTGGCAAAAGGATTAACGTTATTAACAAAATGCTTTTGGAATAAAAAAAAAATAAAAATTTATTTGCACAATTTATAAAAAAATAACATCTTTGCATAGGTGCTGCCATGGCAGTCGGTGAGCCTACGATAATCGGCATATCCGTGAGATTCGGACAAGGGCAGGTAAAATCCTGCCCTTTTTAATGCAATCTTTGCGCATGGCATCAGCCGAGCAAATAATCCTTGACCTGTACCGTAACGGTGAAATACGCAAGGCTTGCCTAACCATTACAGGCGGTGATCCCCTTTGGAGAGACTTAGAGCAAGAGTGCGTTTTAATTTTGCTGGAAAAAGACCCTGCTAAAATCGTGCAAATTCATTCACAAGGCTATTTTAAGTTTTATGTTGTGCGGTTGCTATTAAACCTATACCGAGGCAAAAACAATCAATTCGCTCAAAAATACAGGCATCACGATTCCAATATCGAAATTGACCCCAATGCTGATATGACCTATGAAGAGTATAATTCTTTGCACGATGACCTTTGGGCAATCGCAGAAGCCGAAATGGATTCATGGGCTAAGGAAGGGGCATTTGCCTACGACAAGGAACTGCTTAAACTACATATGGAGATTGGCAATATGAAGGCTTTGAGCCGGGAAACAGGCATACCTTACCGGTCAATAATTTATTCGATTGAACAAGCCAAGGCCAAAATAAAGGCCGCAATTTTATGCAATGGACACATTGATTTACCCTCTCCTGATCAGTAGCCTGACTGCCCTTGCCATCGCCGAGTATCGTGTGCTGCCAGCATTTTGGTACAGGACTTGGCTTGCCAAACACAAGCCGTTTAGCTGCATAACCTGCCTCTCGTTTTGGATTAGTTTTGTGCTAACTTTGACGACATGCGAATCAATGCTTGCAC